GTACCAAGGCTATTGACATACAAACGAAAAGAACTGTAATATCAACAATCGCCATTCGGGAGAAAAAAACATGGCAAAACAAATTGACGGATTTAAACTAGCCGCGCTGGCATCTGCAAAGCGTACTACGTTACCAGTCTTGAAGCAAGTGTTTGTCCGAGATGGATGGGCCAGAGCAACAAATATGGATATGGAAATTCTCGCCCGCACAAATAAGGGGGATGGAATATACAATGCGCGCGGCGAAGAAATTCTCAATCCTGTATCATTCGATGATTACATTCACGTTTCGGAAGCGTTCGAGAACATCGAAACTCACGAGATTGGAGATTTAGGCGCGTACCTGGTGCAGGTCGAGTCATCAATGTCAAGCGAAGAGATCCGTTATTATCTTCAGGGAGTATATTGTGAATTTCAGGAGGGTAGCCTCAAATTTACTAGTACGGATGGCCACAGGCTAATGCACCTAAAGGTGCCTCATCCCGGTTTCGGCATGGTCGAGCCTTTCATCTTGCCAAGCGAAACAGTGAAAACTATTTCTTCAATCAAGGGTGGAAACTGGATTATGCAGCGGGGAAAACTCTGGGTTCAGTTTACGGAAACAAATAGCCGAACGATTGTTCGGTCGGTTTTAATTGACGGAACATTCCCCTGTTACACAAGGATATTGCCAGACGACGATACCGACAATTCGACACTCTACGGTAACGCTAAATCCTGCCTGCCATTTATCAAAACGTGCACATCATATGGGTGGGATCGTAACAATCGAGTGAAATTAGACGGTAACAGTATTTCTGTTGCTTCTGCCGAATTGGCAGACCTCAAATTAATCTGGCCCGTTACCGTCCCCAAGCCTTTTAGCATCTTGTTTAACGCTAAATATCTTCGAGACATGATCGAAACGGCGGCGCTTGAAAAGGATGGGGAGTTCGTAATCGCTATCAAAGACGCGCTTTCCCCGGCGAGGTTTAATTTTCCTAAATCTCCTGGCCTTGTCGGCGTGCTAGTGCCAAGGAGGTTTTGACGTGACATTGGAGTAAACAAATGAGTAATATCAAAGATAACGCAGAAGTTGAATACAACGCATGTGTTGGCGACAGGGCCACTGTCAGCGGGAACGCGATTGTTGGAGGCCACGCAATCGTCAGCGGATACGCATGGATATGCGGCGAAGCACAGGTAAGAGGCTACGTAATGGTAAGCGGCCACGCATATATTGGCGGCAACGTGAGCCTGCGCGACAACGCTCACGTGTCGGGAACGGCCTCGGTTACTGAGCAAAAGCAGGTTGCTTGGGGCCGGTTCAAGGCTCGTTCGGGCACTTACATGCTCACTCTGTATATACAGGCAGGAGACTCAATCGGTTTTACTTGGGGTTGCCGCTCCAACGATAATCTGCGCCTCTATCTGGCACAGCGCCCGGATTACGCGGAACGTGGCCTGGATGTTGCACCGCTTGAGTTCCTCGCGGCTTTTGAAAAGGCAAACGGAATGGGAGTATACAAATGAGTAATGTTACCGAGCGCGCAACGGTTGGCGGAAACGCAACGGTCAAAGACAAAGCTTGCGTCAGGGGCGACGCGACAGTCAGAGATTCCGCTGTTATTAGCGGCATCGCATATGTCGAGGGCTGCGCGACAGTCAGAGATTCCGCTGTTATTAGCGGCATCGCATATGTCGGCGAGCGCGCAACTGTAGGAGGATCGGCATGCATCACTGAGCGTGCCTCTATAACAGGATTTTCGAATGTAAGCGGCAATGTAAAGATTGGTGGCTCCGCGCGGGTCAGAGGCACGGCGGTAGTTTCCGAGCAAAAGCATGTCGCTTGGGAATATTTTCGAGGGCGCTCTGGCGTGTATACGCTGACGCTATTTATGCAGGCAAATAGTTCCATCGGGTTCGTATGGGGTTGCCGCCGTGGCGACGACCTGCGCGCATACTTTGCCGAGCGCCCGGACTATGCGGAACGTGGCCTGGAAGTTGCACCGCTAGAGTTCTTGGAGGCTTTTGAAAAGGCAAACGGAATGGGAGCATACAAATGAAAAACCAAACAATTTATGAGCGCCTGTGTTCTGCAAAACGTGTTATTCCGCGCGCTCGCCCATTTTGGATTAGCGCATGGATCAACAAAATGAGATTTCGAGGCAAACATTACAGCAAGAGGAGTGAAAAAATGCAATACGGAACCGTTAACGGAAACGCATGTCGATCTCAATATAACGAAACGAATTTCATGCAAAGGTGGAATGAACGAGACGTTGGAATGTTTCTTGATTCTTTGAATTTTTCAAGGTGTGTCGGGTACAATCACTTGATTTTAGTGCAGATAGGTGATAGCTACTGCGCCCAAGCAGATTACAGCAAGAAAAATTGGCTGTCGCCAGACTTGATGCATTACGCTGGCAGGGATATCGAGATTATGGCAAACGCAACAAAAGTGGAGCAATCAACATGAATAACTATACTGCAATCGGACGCCTGACGCGCGACACTGAGACTCGTGCGGCGGGAGGCGGAAACGTCACGTCTATATCCATCGCTGTTAATACCCCTTGGAAAGATAAAAGCGGCGAATGGAAAGAATCAACGCTTTTCCTGAGAGTAACAGCATGGGGAAAATTGTCCGACAAGGCGTCAGCTTTGAAAAAGGGAGATTCCATCCTTGTCGCAGGAAACCTGGAGAGTAAATCATGGGTTACTTCTAACGGGGAAAAAAAGGAAAGCATTGAACTAAAGGCACTGACAATCGAGTCAATCAATACGGTTACGCGCTCCGGCGCGGCTAATGACAACTGGAAAACCAAGGGCAAGAGTAAATCAGACACATCTTCCAGTGACCTGAACGACGATATCCCATTTTAACCAGCGCGGGAGTGCAAAATGAATAATGATGAAGCACGGTTGCTTGCACACGAAGCGGGCGAGAAAATATCAGTGGCCGAAGCAAAGGCCATTGAAAACCTGATAGAAGTAATTGAGGACAAGGCGCTGGTAATCTACCTGTGCGAGACAATATGTGAGCATTACGGGTGGTTTCAGGACGCCGACGCGGAACACCTGGAGTATACTGGTGACATTCTGCAACAGTGCGCGCTTATATCTTTGGGGTCACTCAAGCCATGATCGATCCAATGGAAGCGTTTACAATGTCCGAGGCTGACAAGGCTCGGCGTCGGCTGAGTTTTGGAGGCTCGGACGCAAACTCCCTCATGTCTGGAAAACCTGAGTACGTGCATGATATGTGGCTGGAAAAACGTTCCATGAGCGTCAAGGCAGACGCGCCAACTATAAATATGTTAATGGGTAACGCAACTGAAGCGCTAAATGCGGCGTGGTACAGCAAGCGCAGTGGTGATATCGTTACAGATCAACAGGGATTCGTTCGCGCGGAAAACCTTGGTTATCCGGCGCACGCTACTCTTGACGGTTTGTGCATGGGAGGAAAAGCAATCTGGGAAGCAAAACATACTGGCGGGTTTGATTTCGGAACTCGCGCCAAACGGACTGTGGAAACCGTTGCCGCAAATTACAACCCACAGTTGCAACACAATATGTTCGTGTGCGGAAAAATTCTATCAGTTATCAGCGTGTTTTTCGACAATAACGCACATGAATATATGGTGGTGGAGGCCGATCCATTTTATCAGGCGGAACTAAGGGAGGCGGAAAGGGATTTCTGGAACTGTGTTGAATCTGGTGCACGACCTTGCACATTCGAGCAAATTCAGACTGACACGAAAGAAAAAGTTACAAAATTTCGTGAGGTTGATATGAGCGGCAACAACACGTGGGGTTATGCGGCGAGGGATTATCTCGCAAACAAACAATCGAGCGAATTGTTCGCTGACTCGGTAGCGTCACTTAAATCATGCATGGAGGAGGACGTTAACGTGGCGCGAGGCCACGGTGTGATAATTAAACGTGACAAGCGCGGAGCGCTGAGCGTACGCGAGGCGTAAAGGATATGAGCATCACACTTAGGCCGCACCAACTGGCGGCGAAGAAAGAAGTTTACGACGAATTGGACGTTGGCGGCAAGCGGATCATTGTGCAGGCGCCATGTGGATTCGGAAAAACGGCCCTGGCTGGCTCGGTCATTCTCGATAAACTGAAGGAAAGAAAACGTTCTATATTCACGGCACCTGCGCTTTCGCTTATAGACCAGACAGTTGAGAGATTCCACGAGTACGGAATACGCGACATTGGAGTACTTCAGGCTAATCACCCCATGACGGCGCCGCATCGGCCGGTTCAGGTGTGCTCGATCCAGACACTATTGAGGCGGCGCGTTCCGGCAGCCGACATAGTTTTTATTGACGAAGCGCACATGCAGTTCGATTTCGTCTATCATTGGATGAATAAACCGGAATGGCAGGATACCACATTTATCGGGATGACAGCGACGCCGTGGGCAAGGGGAATGGGAAAACATTGGAAAAAACTAATCGTCGCGGGGCGAATTGGTGAAATGGTGGATGGAGGCTGGCTGAAGCCCTTGAGATATTATGCGCCGATCACGATTGACACGACCGGTGTTAAAATGATCGCAGGCGACTACCACGAGGGTCAATTATCCGAAGCTTCATGCAAGACGACTATCCTTGCTGATACAGTTAAACAATGGCTGGAACGCGCAGTTGACAGGCCAACAATTGCGTTTTGTGTGGATCGAGCGCACGCTAGGCACATGCAGGCGAGGTTTCAGGCGTGCGGAGTCGCGTGCGAATATATCGACGCTAACACCGAAGCGGGCGAGCGTGTGGCAATCGGTAAGCTATTGGAAAGCGGATCATCAAAGGTTTGCGTTTCGGTTGGGTGTCTCATCGCTGGCCTGGATTGGACGTTCGTTTCCTGCATATTGTTTGCCCGAAAAACAAAGTCAAAAATGCTTTGGGTTCAGGGTATTGGCAGGGGTATGCGCCTACACCCGGGACAGGAAGATTTGCTACTCCTCGACTGTGCGGGAAATTCAGAACTCGGACATCCATATGATATCCATTACGATGTAATGGATGATGGCAGCCTGACTGCAAAAGAACTTAAGGAAAAAGAAAAGAAAAAGGTTCAGGAACCCAAGGAGTGTAAAAAATGCGGGGCCATGCGCCAGCCTCAAATAAAAGCCTGTCCTGTATGCGGACATGTTCCTATGCCCCCGCCATCGGTCAATGAAGAAGATGCGGATTTAAGGGAAGTCAGGCGCAGCGGAATTTCTCCTTCTCTCTCCAAACAGGCAAAGATGAACCTTGCAAACAAGGAAGAAATGCAGGATTGGCACTCATCGTTTCTTGCGATCCGAGACCAAAGAGGGTATAAGGAGGGATGGGCAGCGGTGCAATTCAAGGAAAGGTTTGGAGACTGGCCAAACAAGTTTGGCCTGCATAATGCAGCGCTCGATTACCCAACACCAAATGTTTCATCATGGGTCACTAGTCGAATGATAAAGTTTGCTAAATCAAAAAGAAGGAACGGATAATGTCAGTACTATTCACGTCAATGCCTCCCAATATCGCTGCTGCAGTTGTAGCAGTAGCGTCCAAGGTGACCTCTGTATCAAAGGACAACTCGAACGAACACGGCAGATATATGTTCGCTTCCGTAGACCAGTTTTACGCTTTGGTAGGGCCCCTTATGGCGGACGCTAACCTGTTCATCCTGGCGGACCTTGTTCGTTCAGAAGTGATACGGTCTGATAAAGCGGGTCAACTTAACGTTGAATTTAATCTTTACCTGGTTCATGCCAGCGGGGAAATGTTTGGACCGATCACACGAGAAGTTACCGTAGTGGCTGCTGGACCACAGGCTTACGCAAGCGCAGAGTCGTTTGTGACCAAGTACTTTATGCGTAACCTGTTCAAAGTACCGACAGGAGACAAGGATGATGATGCGGACGATCAGACAAAAGACATTCTGTTAGATTCGAAAACCATGCCGAAGAAGGCAAAGGGTGAATCAAAAAGCGAAGTATCAGTAGCTAACAATGACGCAGTTTTGCACTTTGTAGAGATTGTGAATAAATTCCTTGACACTGAACCAAGCGCAGCCTCAATGTTTACATATGAGGGAGCGCCTGAAGTCAATGACAGGTTCAAGAAAATACGAACTGACAAGTATTCTGCCACTCCGGTTGTTAGCGCCCTGCTCGCTCGGATAAATGCAATATACGCCTCTGAGGCAGTAGAGACGGATAATGAAACCGAACACGACGATTGACTGACATAGGCGGCGGCGCAATAGTGCACCGTCGCCTTTACACCATATGGAGAAACGAATGAAAAGTTTGCTTTTAAAAATTTCGTTGGATTATATTTTTCCACCAATTCCAGTCAGGCGTTTCGATTGGTGTGCAACCCTGGAAGATCATCAAGAGGGCGATCCCAAGGGATGGGGTAGAACACGATATGAGGCGGTTCAAGACCTTATGGACAACCTGGATGAATAACGTATTCCACACCTCTCAATAAGATGCGCATAGGATTTATTGATTTCTGTTGAAGTTATCAGTACTGTACGCAAACAGTTTGGCTTACAGTATGATGAACGACGATCCAATCAAGGACACTATGGACACAATCGCGGTTGCGTCCGGCCTCGCTGTTTTCCTGCAATGGCTACCGGCCCTTGTCGGCGTTCTAACCATTGTTTACACTCTATGGAGACTCGCTGCAGGGTTAGACCATAGAAAACGTGAAGGACTATGGCCATTCGCACCATTCGGTAGCGGTGGTCCTGGAAAACCAGAAGCCTGAACAAAGCGCGGAGAGTCGAATGACGAAGACCAATATCCACACCGGAACCTTACATGATCCGGGGTACGATAATGTTATCAACCTTATGGATTACGCCGCAACCGACTGGCAAAAACAAGTTCTGCAGTCACTGTCCGAGACAAAGAACGCGCGGGAGACTGGAAGGATACTCAAGCTTGACTCAAGCCGGGTTTCCAAAATATTGCGAACCGTAAAGATAAGGGCAGCAAGTTCTGGGTTCGCGCCAGAGCATGATTACACCCGGACGGTTCCCGATGGGTATACGGTAAAGGGAGTATCGACATATTACGACAGTGAGGGCGCCGTAAAGGGCCAATGGGTAAAGTCAGCCGCCGACCGCGAGAGGATGGTAGAAATTGCGCGGGATATGGTAGCTGACATTTGCGAAGGCGTTAGCAGGCTAGACCCCCTGCCAGAGCCAAAAACAAAAGTTCTGACTGATCTGCTCAATCTATACACAATGACTGACTGCCATATAGGGATGCTGGCATGGGGCAGAGAGTCCGGAAAGGACTGGGACCTGAAGATCGCTGAGGAAACACTATCTGGATGCTTTGCGGACATGCTGCGACGTTCGCCGGAGTCCGAAACCTGCGTTATCGCACAGCTTGGAGACTGGATGCATTATGACAGCCTTACTCCGGTAACCCCATCATCCGGGCACATCCTGGATGCAGACTCGCGTGCAGGCAAAATGGTTTCAACTGCGTGCCGCGTTCTACGGTCTATTGTTGACATGGCCCTGGTCAAGCACAAGATGGTTCACCTGCTTATCGCGGAAGGCAATCATGATATGTTTGGTTCTCTGATGATGAGGACATTATTTCGTATGGTTTACGAAAAAGAGCCACGAGTTCAGATGATCGAAAGCGAAAATCCATATTACGCTATGCAGTTCGGCTCGAACATGCTTGCATGGCACCATGGACACAAGAAGGGCCTTGACGCCTCGACAGCGCTATATATGGCTAGTGTGTATCCCAAGATATTTGGTAGCACTGAATACCGCGTTATCCACTTTGGAGACAAGCACCACAGGAGCGTGAAGGAGTTCGCTGGCATTACGCTGGAGCAGCATGGAACGCTTGCCGCAAATGACGCATACGCTACACGTGGCGGTTGGAAGTCAAACCAGTATTGCGAAGCGATCACATATCACAAGGAATTGGGCGAAGCCGGGAGGATCAGGTCCACTCCTGCAATGATAGGCATGTAACATGAACGCTCGGGAGATAGTTGCATCTCGTGGAGGCATATGGTCCGGACGGTACGGGGTATGTTCCTGCCCTGTCTGCCAGCCAGAAAGCCGCAAAGACCAGTCTGCGCTTTCAATTTCGGACCAATCCGGACGCATGCTGATGAAGTGCCACAAAAGCAATTGCGACTATGTTTCCATCCTCAAGAGCCTTGGAGTAAACGTCAACAGAACTGACGCTCCCACAGGGGATTATATGACGGCAATAAAGGATGAGGAAGCGCGCCGAGGAATGGAAGCAATCGTCACTTCAGAAAGGATTATGGGTGCGACGGAAAAAAGAAGTCATCCATACACAACCCGCAAAGGGTTTCCTGACAAAAGGTTCTCCGTCATCACGGTAATGAAACTCAAGAAAATAATGAATATACCACGTCCTTTGCGTGGCCTTGGAAGCAATGAATTGCTTTTGTGCGTACCGATGAAAAGTTATGAGGGCGATTTGAAGTCAATAGAGTTTATTTCAGCAAATGGAATAAAGTGCTTTCTTCCTGGCGGTAAGCTTCAAAAAACTGCCTGCTGGATTGGCACTGAGGGGCCTATAATCATTTGCGAGGGCGTTGCCACCGGACTGAGCATATCGCGCTGTGCGGCCAACCTGGGGCTTCCTGTGATAGTTGCGTGTGCTGGAAGCGCTGCTAACATGCTAGGGTTGAAAACAAAGTCTTTTTTCGTCATGGCGGACAATGACAAGAGCGGGGCTGGAGAATCGGCCGCACGCAAGATGATGAAAAGCTACGTCATGCCTCCCGTTGTCGGAATGGACTTTAACGACTACGAGTTAGCGCAACCACAGGAAGCCTCTGCTTTGCTTTCTTCGCTTTTGAGCGGCGCTGGGTTGCGGGCAGGCCATCCGACAATGTAATATCGAATCCATGAATGGCCTTGAACAGTTTCGCCTTTAGCCGGAACTCTGGAAGTATCATCCCCTTGGCGTCATACACAATTCTCTTGCCGCCATCAATGTAAACAAAATCGGCAACGTATGAGCAGACTTTAGTGCCGTTGACGATAAGGTCAAAGCGAACCTGGCGATCAAGGGACGATATAGCGCCAGCCTTTTGCAGGAGACATAATTCCTGCCACTTCCTTGCCTCAAGTGCAGAGTCGAAAGTTATACCCTCAACCAAAGTCTTGTGATTACCATATTTGGTCTTCACGCTATTCTTCCGGCTGGCTGTTCCCGATACCTGCATAGGCTGCCATGCCCTGATAAAGGTCAAGGATTTGCTGCTGACTGTGCCCGGCTGCCTGAAGCGCCTGAATGGCTTCACCTGCGGTTGCCGGGTCAAGCATCATTTCAGCGACACGAACGCGCACCCTGTTAGGCAGGGCTATACCCATCGAGACACGGTTCGCAATACCGGCCTTTGCAGCGCCACCAAGGGGAGAAAGGACACCCATAAAACCCGTAACGGCGTCACCAAAATTACGAACGTTTTGTTGGTCTTCCGTAATCGCACCACGACCAGTAATAGCGCGCACGGAATCCACTCCCCTGCCACGTGCATCAATAGACGCTGAAACCCCGTCAAGGTCTTCAGGATTAACTATACGCGCAAGGCGATCACGCAATCCGCCCAACCGCATTTGATTTGAAATACTTCCGGGGTTCTCGGTAGCCGCCCCTTGGAGACGATCAAGAGCGCCCTCCCGGAATCCCGCTGCCGATGTTATGTTGGAAACAGGATCACGGGCGCCCTCTGGAATAGAAGCCTGGAAATTGTCCGGAGTCATGGACCCCAAAATTCCAGACGCGCCCTTGTCGGCTCCATCGCCCCTTGCAAATTGTTGTCTATAGCTGGCCAGAGCGGGTCCATATGTAGGATGCTGCTGAGTAACCATATCAACAAGCAAGTTGACTCCGGGTGCGTTAACGCCCGATTCCTTGCTGTAGTGGGAGCGAAGTCTTTCCATCAAGTCTACTGTTACGTTACCACTCTCCATTGCTGCTCTATCTGACCGTGTTATACCATTCACACCGTTATTACGAAGCATCTGATACATTGACGGAGTAAGAATTACAGTATTGGGACGAATATCGTTCATTACTTCAGTCAAAGCCCTGCTTGCGTCACGAGTTGTGACGTTAGAGCCTTGTGAAGAACCAAGCTGTTCTACATCCTGTCTTACACCGTCCCTGAACCTGGCCTCTGCTGCCTCTGAGCCAGCCTCAAAGGTATTTGCAGAGCCTGGCGCCTTAGCCGCAAACTGAGAGATTGCTTTAGCTTCTTCCGGATTCAAAACTTCGCCAATTAAAGGATCACGTCCTGTGAGACGGGAGAATTGAGCCATCCTTTCGGGAATATCTATTCCTATGCGTCTCGCAATTTCACCCGCAGCGGCAGTATCAACAAAAGAAGGAAACCGTGAAGTAACAGACTTTACACCGGCCCCAATAGCGTCGCCACCAACCTTGAGCGCAGGTCCGGCTGCTGCCATAATTGCAGCCTCCTCTACAGTTGGCGCCCTGCCTTCTGATATTGCAACCGTTGCGGCTCCGGCTCCAAGTCCTGTGGCTGCAAGTTTTGCAGCATTGGCGCCAAACTGCCCGGGCCGCAATCTGGCAAAGTTGCCCACCCCCTCAACAGCAGTCTTAAGCGCAGGAACGGCTGCTGCGACACCGCGACCAGCAACCTTGGCGCCAGAGGCTATTGCTCCACCAGAGCCAATCGCACCAGCTACGGCGCCGGTTCCCATAGCAAGCGGCTGTAGCTTTAATACTTCATCGCGGTAAGAAAGCATTGCCTCTTTGGCGTCTTCATCCGTCATCCACGGATTCTCTTTTTTAAACTTCTTCCGAATGGCGGCATCGCCTACGCCAAAGGCTGCCGAGCCTGCTCCTACAACTTGGGCCCCAAACGCTTGAGTCACACCGGAAACAAATCGGTCCAAAGGTGACTTTTTAGTTTTTGCAGAGCCCAATGTATCGCGCGCATACTGGCGCCCACCCTCAACATTTATCCGTGAGCGCGTAGCTGGGTCTTTCAGCTTTTCTTTCATGGTTGGCTTTACAAGACTGAAGCCATCCGGAAGGGGAGGGGAGGACCCGGAAGGGGGTGCGTCTTCAAGAGCGAAACCGGGAGGAAGCGGAGGAACAGGCATTATTCCACAGCCTCCCAAGGGGCGCCATTAACGCTTTTAATCCTTTCACCCTTAGCATTTTTGGCAAATCTTGTACCGTCTTGGGCACCGTCTTGGGCACCAGCGTTGGAACCGGCTGGGGCACCAGCTTTGGCAATGGTCGAATCAAACAGCGAAAGGAAGGACGAAATGGAGCTATCAATCTGTTTGGCAGAAGAATTAGGGTTCGCTACAATTGATACGAGTAGTTCCAATTCCTTTGGTGTATCAGCAAGACGGGCGGCGTCCAAGCCGGGCAGGGTGCGCAACGCTTGCACAAGCGGAACAGTCGCAGACCTAATGTCCTGTAGCGCCGTGAAACGATCCGGAAACATAGCGGCATAAGCGGCGGCAACACCTGGGTCTTCCATACCACCGGGAGCAGCCATAGCAGCAGATATGGCACGCTCGGTGAAATTAAGTTCTTTGCCTCCACGAACGGCCCCGGCCTGTTTTGCCCTACCTAAAGCTGACTTAAAATTCTCTACGTAACTCTTGACAACTGCCGGGTCAGAGAATCCGCCCGTTTTACCTTCGGAACCGGAACCCTTGGGCCGGTTGCTACGGTTCGCCTGGCCAGTCCTCGCTTCCAAGAGGGAAATCTCCGCACGTTCCTTATCGGTAAGATCTTGGACTGGCGACTCAATCCATTTACCATCATTCATGTCATAGAGACCGCCGCCAACACTAAGATAACGATCCTTGCCGGACAGTGCACCACCCCCACCAACCATTGCAGAAAGAGCAGGAATCCCACCTTGGTTATACGCATCCATTTGACTTTGAGTGAAAGTGTCTGGATTTTGTTCCAAGAACTTCTTCACTGCCTGTTCTTTATTCCCGGGATTGGATTGAATTATTGATTGAAGCGCCTGAACAGCGCGGCCTGCACCGACAAGCTTTTCGTTGTCTCGTTTAAAATTCTGATTCTCAATAACATTGCCGGTTTCTGGATCAATTCTTGCTACGTCAGCAAAGTTTCCACCTGCAATCGCATCGTCAAGAGATTTTTGACGGCCTTGGTTATAGGTATTTTTATCGACACCCTGAACTCTTGCTGCAGAATCTGGGTCAAGACGCTTTATTGCCTCAACGTCGCCGGTCGCCAGTGCGCGACGAAGCTGCTCCGGCGCAACGGAATCATTATAGTCACTCTCCATCTGCTGAACGGAGTTGAGGCCCATGAGGGCACGGCCAATATTTGCGAACCCGTCCGCTGCGTCACCGCGAGTCCCACCCTTCGGAACGAAACCCATAAGACCCGAGAAAGCACGTCCAGCTTTTGATCCAAACGATTCAGGAGCGACAGGGCCAACCGGCCTGTTGGAAGGGCCAACCGGCCTGCTGGAAGGGCTAACCGGCCTGCTGGAATGGCTAACCGACCTGTTGAGGGAAACAGGTTGCTTGTTTCCGGAGCCGGTATGGTTCTTTGACGGGCTCGCCTCTTTTGGAGAGCCGCTACTCTGCTTATTCCGGTTTCTGACAGTACCGATAAGATAATCTGGAAAGCTCATTTTTAACCCCCAAACAGCTTGCCAAGGAAGCTTGCGTTCTTTTTCTGGGCCATAGTTTCAGCATGACCCAGGATGTTTTCATTCATAAAGTTACCCTCCGCCATATCCAGATCAGACTGTGCACCGGAAGCGTTCATACCCATGGATTGTTGGTTCATAAGGTTGGAAAGATAGTTTCCAAACGACCCTTGGGCCAATTGTGAGGCATTATCCTGGAATACCCTGCCAGTACCGCTTGAGCCCAGAAGACCTCTTGCAGCAGCATTGGACGCGACGCCACCCATAGCGGAGTTCAAGGTATCTTGATAACCTGAGGATTCTCGAAAACGGTTAAGCCCCTCTGCCCCGGAAGTGTCTCCCGGTTCGCCGGTTCCAAGCAGGCTTCCAACAAGAGAGTTGGCACGACCACCAGTCTCTGCGTATGGAGTAAAACGGTCACTCGCCTTTTTGAAAAACGGAAGTACCGCCTTACGGGCGTCCAGATAGCCCTTTCCCATGCGCTTTACCGCACGGTTTGAACTGCCACCAAGGCCCAATGCTGATCCAAACCGCCTCCAACCGTCAGCACTACCGCCGCCGCCCGCGCCGCCGAACATCCCCATGATTGCAGAAAAGTCCATTATTCTAATTCCTATTTGTAAACAAACATAGCTTATTAACCAAACGGTTGCAATAGCGTCTATTTCTTCCAGTCATCACGGGAACCGGGGTAAAACCACCGTGCTACAGGGCCTTTGCGCATGTCCAGATGGATAAACGTCTTACCGTATCCAATGCCGGTGAACCCAAGGCTATCCGCAAGGTTTGACAGTATGTGTCGGTCATGTCCTTCAAGGCTTATGTCTGCCGCCAAGTCAAGATGCTGTGAGGCTTTTGCCCCTCCCACCTTCTCGTTGTGTATCTTGCAACGATGGCCGGAGTTTACCTTGAAAGGTTTTCCGACAAGAAACCGAAGCGCCTGCAGTTTGTCAAGGAACTGCTTGTTATGGACATACTGACCGCAATGAGGGCAGGCAAGCTCTGAGGGCGTAAAGTTAGGCCACCTATCCCGCCAGTAATCATTGGGGATAGGCGCCTTGGCGTATATGCCGTTTGGAAGTGCCATTACTATTTGAATACAGGGGTCTTGGTGAAGAATCGAACAACGGTGTTGACGATAGCAAGAATACCCATAATTGAGGCAATAATAATGTCAACATTGGTTGCAATCGTGTCAAACGATTCGCCAACCGAAGCTTCAGTGACGCCTGCAACTTCCGCCGCAGGGATGACGCCGGACGCGACACCAAGAGCAACGAAAAGGGTTACGGCCTGAATAACGAGGGTGCGCCAGCCGCGAATTGCAGCAAGAAATTGAGTCATGGTATAAGCTCCGAAAGGATTGCTGAGGGGTTCGGTAATTATACCAGGTTATCTGGATAAGTCAACTATCTACCGTAAGTAAGAAGGCGACCGCCAGTCATGTTTCCTGATCCGCTATTAGATACAAAACGGATAGCGTCGATAGGAGATGTTGAGCCAACAAACAGGTAATTATCGCTATTTGAGCCCGATATGATTTTAGGTCCGGTTAGCTTGCAGCCGAACACTGTCTGCATACCTGAGCGGGCCGCGCTAGAGGCAGTTGTATGCAGGTTTACGTTCGGCTCCGGATCGGTGGCGCCGCTGCCCACAAACCTTGTGTAATCTGAAGCTCCACTAAAGAAAGTTGCGCCATTATCAACGCTTACGACAAGCGCTGTTGCGGCTGAAACTGATCTTGTCATGTCAATGCACACGACCATTATATCATCGTATGCAGAAAGGCCGGTAACAGTGCGCGTTGCAATAGGAGAGGCGACAGTAAAGTCCTCTACGAGAACCCAAGCCCCGCCGCCGCCGCCTCCGGGGATAGTGACAAGAGCCTTGTTTCCGCCTGCGTTAGTTACAAGAACGCCTGCGCCAGCGAAGTTCAGGGCTGTTGCTGCTGCAACTATGCTTGTGCCCTCATCCTCTACCAGGATGCTGCCGCCTGATCCGTTGGCGGCTGATGTTAGCCTACCCTTGGCGTCTACTGTGATATTGGATGATGTATATGAACCGGGACTAACAGCGGTATCAGCAAGTGATAGAGTTATGTTACCAGCGCTCAAGGCTGCAGGAAGCGGTAGAATCTGGCCTGCTGTGCCACCGATGGTGCGAGCAAGTAGGGCCGCAAGGGCTCCGTCTACCGTGTTTATATCATTCTGAACTTTAACAACGGATTGCACAAGGTCCACGAGATTGCGCCATTGCCGCGCGAAAAAGTCTGTTGCCCTGCCGCTTTTGTCTGTGATTTCAGCGTAAGCAATAGGGCCAATCCGCTTTTCATTAGGGGTTGGAGGAGTGGCCATTAGCTATCCCCCAGCAGGACCTGCAGGGTTTGAATACGGCGCAAAGAGCCCTCATCCTGAATCTGGTAAACACGGCCCGGCGATGTGACGGACCCAAGGTCATAGAACATGACGTTGGCGTTCCGAACACCCGGAACCGTGCTGACTGTCTGGTTAGCGGACCACGTTGAGCCTTCATCATCGGAATAGCGCAGATTTACGTTGCCGCCACGTCTGCCAATCGAACCGAAAAGCTGTACCTCCGGATTAGAAATAAAACCACGTTCCTGACTTTCGAGACGGCCCGTCGAAATGAACGTATTGGTCCTGAAGCTATCATCAAAAATAGATTCAGGGTTCACAATGTTCAGGGCGTTGCCAAACATGGTGGAGGCATAATACTTGTCATTCCACCGGACATGGAACTGAGCGTTCCAGAAAGGAAAGTCCGCTGTTCTCCATTCCGTCCATTGGCTGGTCATCAGGTCATATACAAATGTGCCACGGCCCCGGATATGAATACCGTAGAAAACGTGTCCATCAATGTCATACGGGAAAGCATTAATTGCCAATGGCTGCTCCGGAAACACTCCGGTAGCCCCAACAATAACAACTTCCTCCTCATGAACTCTTATCACGGTGCCGAACCCCAAATCGGTTCCAATGAAGACCGAATGTTCGTTCTGGACAAAGATGTATTCCGCAACCAAACCGCCAACAGAAACGACATTGAAATCAGATACACGGATAGCGCCAATGCCGCCCATGACTGACGTAACATTACCGTCTGAAACCCTGATGGTGTCTGAGGCTGCCACACTACTACGTTGTCCTGTTTACTCTGACTTTGCTACCTAGCATTGCTGTAGTAGTCCACGCAACGCCGCCATTGGAGCTAAAAAGGTCAATCTGCCAGGATGGTGTTGCAGACGGTGAAGTATCTGCACCATTGCTCACCGCAAGGGCTGAGTCAACAAAGCCGGGCTGAACTGTAGCGCCACCTGTGCCAAAGACAGAGCGCCGCGTGAACAGTGACACAGAGTCTATGCGAGTGATGCCGCGAGGAATACGCTCAAGCCCATATTCGCTGGCAACTGGAATATTAAGGCCGCCCGTGAGTGTTCCGGCTCCGGAAATGACTGCCCCGGTTACTGTAGTCGTGAAGACAAGGGCGTTACCAGCAGTACCGGGAAGAACGGCGACCATGCGTCCGATTGCGCCCGGAAGCGGCTCTCCTGAGCAGTCAGGGTTGATTACAGTTCCGGTGCCGTAGAGTGTTCCAATACCGGGACCAAAGTTGATCGCCGCAAGAAGGTTACTCATGGTAGCGTCTGTGTCAACACCAATCAGAATATCATTCGCGGCTGCAAGCGCTGTGCGGAAACGGTAGGTTGTCGGTCCTACTCTCACGTTCTCATCGTTCAGCGGATTGGCCGTCAGCTCGAATGTGCCGCTGGCTGAAGTTAGCTGTGCGAATACAAACGTGTCATCACGGCCACTCTTGTCTATAGACTGGAAGCCAAAGAAGCCATCATCCGTCACAAGAGCGGTTGCGATTCCGCGAATACTGACGATCCTGCCAGCGCTGGACTGGTCGATTGTAAAGCCATTATCCCATCCAATTAGAAGTTGGACGCTGGCAAAACTTGGGTCTCCCGCAACATCACGTGGGAAAGCAGTAGTAATAGGCGTGTATTCGGCGATGTAGCGGCCAACTCCTACCGTAAACCTGGCCTCATCCATCCAGCCACGGAAAGAATCAGTAAGGGTTGAAGTACCGCTTTGGACTGCAGAGACCGACATTACGGAAGTGGCATTAAAGTATGTGGCACTGTCAGCAATGGCCGGGCCAACGCGCACGCCATCAATGAACAGACGATTGAAGCCTCCGGTGCGCGACACGGCTATACTGTATTTCCGCCAACGGACCGGGCTAAACGGGAAGTCATGGACAACGACTACCGTTCCGGTCGTGCCATCCGTAGAGTATTCAAATCCGAGGAACGTGTTGCCGCCAGACTCGTACAGGAACAGGCGCCATGAACGCTGGTCTGTCCCGCTTCTCCACTTGGCCATAAGGGTTTGGGTAGCGCCAGCAGTTGGAACTGTATCCCACCGGAAGTTGCCTTCTGCAGTAAAGGCGCCAGACCCAACTTCAAGGCCAGCAGAGTCGGGAACCGAAAAGCCTTCATCACCCGACAGGAGCGATTGACCAACACCATTATTAAACGTGCGGCGGGCCACATAAGGCCATTGGGCAGCAGAAGAATCAGAGTTAGGGCGAAGCAGGTAATTGGCTACACCGCCCGTAGGATACCATGTATTCTGGAAGGCAGTTGCTGTGCTTTTGACGGAAAGGTCAGTAAAGTAGAAATCCTTTCCAGCAACAGCGACACCGCTGTTCTGGCCGCGTGGAACGATGATAGCAATAGTTCCGGGGATGACAAGAGCACTTACACTGAGTAGTGTAATACCTGCCGCGTCCCTGATTTGAACCACCCCGCTACCATTGCCCATAAGAACACGAAATTCCAAGAACTTCCATTCTCCGGAAGTTATGATAATATCTGTAGTTTCAGCAATGACTGTTCCTGATGAGTTACGGAAAGCAATACGTCCGGTTGGCTCGACATTGAAATAGCACAACACCAAGTTACTTGAGTCATGCAGGCGAATTTGAACAAGGTTTGACACAGACGGAAGGGCTGGAAGGTAAAGAGCTATTGCAAGGAATATCTCGCCAATAGCAGACCCCTGAATGTTGCCGCGAAGGTCTCCGGTGGTTCCGATGGTATCAATATAGAAAGCTTTCTGTCCGGTGCGGGCCCCAAAGGATGGGATTACAACCTGAGCGTTGCCGGAAGCGGGTCCGGTTGGCACCGCCGCCCAAGGGCCAAGCATACCGTTTACTTCGCCCTCACCCACTACATAGCGGTCAGCAGCATCAACAAAAACCAAGCTCATGTAACGGTCCTCAAGCGAATTTCTTCTTCAATGTTATGGGGCGTCAGGCGTTGGCCAGAATTATCGCGTCCGATCCCCTTATCGTCGATGAATATCACACGATCCTCAAGAACCAAAGCAGTTCCCGGGATAATTCCATAACTCATTTGACGGCCCTGGATTGGGGCGAATGGTGTATCCGGGTCGCCTGTAGCGCTGAATGGCTCTATCGTGGAGCGACCAAGAGCCCAGAATATAGAGCCAACGGTCACAACCTGAAGCACTTCATCCGGCTCGGATTCAGCCTCGAAGAATACCTCTACCCAGTATTCAGCAGGACGGATTGCATACATACGCTGGCTGGCGGCAACAGAAATAATCACATATGCAGAAACGATTGTGACGGAAACCGCTGATTGAGACCCACCCTCCGGAACAGGGACGGGGATAAGAAGGTGAAGGCCACCGTTGGCAAGTGTACCACCGCCCCATGTAAGGTTGGCGGAAGTCTCTGTTGTGACAATCGAATCACCTGCCACACCCGCAACAATTGCTTGAACGGAAAGGCGGACGCCAGCAACACGACGCACTTCTACGTTAGGGTTTGCGATCAGGGCTGAGGAATAGGTTCCACCCGGAGTCCCTGTTGCACCGATTGCCGCACCAAGGTTCTGAAGCGAACCAAGAGTTGTCAGACCGAGAAGCACAAGCCACGGATTCGCAATCGTTCCAGCCGGGCTTCCAGCGTTTACGCCAGAAGCAACAAACTGATAGTAAACAGAATCAACGCGCACCACATCGGTAGCAACCGGATTGGCAGTTGCGTCAAGGTTTCCAACCGCCTTGCTAAGCCCCTCATAGTAGAAAAGCGTGTTTCCGTCCGCAAGCCATAGACGGGCGACACCGGGAGAGGCTTGATATGTCATGGAAACCGGGCCGGGATTTGAGTTCATGGCCCCGACAATCGGTATGGAAGTAGTTCCATTCCAACGAAATAGCTGATTACCAGAGGCAACAAAAAGGTCACCACCCAGAAACCCCGGCTGCGAGAAGTTCCCCCGCATTGGACCATTACCGAACGTGCGGAAGAAGTCTGTTCCCGGACGGGAAACAAGGGCTGTATCGTCAATAGTTGAAGACGGATCACCCTCGAAGAATCGGTTCAGCAATTGCAGTTCAACACTGCCGGTGTAGTCCCGAGTGTATGTGCTGCGAGTAAGGGAAACCTTCTCTTTGGGCATTAGTAGTAGGCGCCCGTATCGCTATTTGTTGCAAGGCTGGAATCCCATAGAATGTCAGGATCAGCGCTACTGTTTTCTGACAAATAGCGTCCAGTGTGGCGGGACCGGATAGACTGGTAAATCTCTGACGTAATTGGGCTTATTTCCTTACCGTACCGAGGATTGAGGCGCATCGCCAGTTCAATGACAAACATATCATCAAACTCATCCGGGAATGGGATGCTTTGCAGTTGCGTCAAGGGGGAGACACGTATCCATTCAGCAAGGTCACGCCGGAACATAATGCTGGTGTTCTCAAGGCTGGTGGAGAGAACAAGAACAGAGTTTCCAAGGATATTATTTCCATTGCCATTCAATGTCAGCGGGAAAGAGGCCAGGCTACCCAGAACGTCAATGAATGTAAGTCTTGCGCCATCACCCGGCGACGGTGGAAGCAGGAGGGTTCTGGCAGCGTCCGACAAAAGATTGACGTAACAATTCTGTGGAACGGCCCGATTGTCCATGAATGGAGTAAAGTTCTTCAGCGTAATGCCGCGCTGCTCTCGCACTGCCGCTACGTTACCCAGCCAGATTGTCTGCACTGCAGGTCGGATATGACGTGAAATAATGCCATTCAGGATTGGCAGGGCTTCAGCAATCTGCGCATCAGACGGGGGGCGGTTGATATCCAGAATCTGGCTCTCCCGGAATGACCGGGTAATAATATCAGAGAGAGTTGACATTCAGTTAGCCTTCAACATCAGTGTATGTTGTAATTTTATTGTCAAGAGACCCTACATCAATGCCGTATTGTGCGCAACCCATACGAAGGGCCGCAACCAAGGCGGCTTTACCTGCTGTGGCACCCATGTCCAGCGCACCTAATGCTATTTCGGAGCCGGACCCAGACGAATATACGTGATCGCCAGGAACAATCGTGAAACCGCTTGCATCGCAAAGGTAAACCGCTTCTGAAGTAAAGGCTATTCCGAACATATTTTCCGCCTCATCCATATCATATGGAATCTCCATGTCGTGCTCTACCCATTCCCGAAAAAGCTTTGCGTCAATAACTGAGCCAGCCATAGCGCCCATTGTTGTTTTTCCGCGATAAATCTTGCAGGCGGCATAAAGGTGCTTGCCATCAACAGTGGCGGAGCGATCAGCCGCCATTACACCATCACGATAAACGATAATAGTCATACATACCCCGAATTTTACTCTGAGGGTTTACCATATCCCGGTATTGATCCAGTCTCAACAGCCAGCTCAAACAATTTACGTGGAGAATAATTGGCATGGATTTTATGGCCAGCCTTGCGGAGCGCCATAATCAGGGAAGCCTTGCTATGACCGGCCCATGAATCGGGGCTATCCGGCAATGGGGGCGCACCGGGTTCCACAACCTTGTCTCGGTCGTCGTAACAAAACCAACCTTCCGGAACCTCCTCAAGTGAGTTGAAGATAGCAGAACTACCGCCCGGACCGTAATACCATGCTGGCCAACGAATAACCTGATTAAAAGCCATCACTGTCACCACCGTTAATTTGACCCAAACAAAGCCCAACAAATAGCAATACCATTGCTAGCCATGAGCAAAACCCAAAAAACCAAAATTCCCACATAATACCCTCGAAAGATTAAACGTCTATCAGGAGCCCGAAAAGGGTTGTCTCTCCCGCAACACCATCCTCAAGGACTCGTATCCAGTAAAGCCCGGCTGAGGCCGTATCCTTGATAAAAACATGCCCGTCAGACTGCACCTGAGGATTCATGGAAAGAACACTGTTTGCGTTAGTCGGGGCGCCTGAGGCGGTGACGCCAATCTGCCAGGATCGACTCGTTCGGTTACGAATCTGCAGGTACTTCGGGTTTGTTGCAACCAGCGTCCACCCTGCCTGAGGACCAATATTAACGCTTGAGGTAGTAAGAGCCATGGGATTTTTCCTGGGTCAGAATGGAACAGTCAAGGATTACTTTACTGCTGGGGTTGTGTCAACTCTTTTCATATAGGGACAAATCCTCCATATACTGCCAGACCAGACTGGTCCCATCCGGTCATGGTCTGGGTCGCGGGCATAATCGCCGTTGTGCGGCTCTTGGAAGCCGAGGTTGTTACAGATGCATTATGACTAGGCAATGTCGTGTAAATCAGCAGGTCTATACTTTGAAAAGTCAGAAAGTAATTCACGATTTCTAAGGCAGAGGCATCGGTTACGTTGGAAGACACAGAGACCAGCGCGGATTGGTTTAATGCAAAGTAGTACAGTTGACCGGCGACCAGAGTGACGTTGGTCGTCGTCACCTGGTGCAAGCCGACAACCGTACCGGAATCTAAGGCGCAATCGGTCAGTAGTGTTCCGGTTCCGCTATAAATCCCGACAAAGACATTTGCCGCAGTTACGACGCCGCGCACCCAAAAAACTCGGTTGATCGTAACATCTGCTCGCGCGACGAACGCGGTCAGATAATCCCGGTTTATAACCCCAACGTTGACAGCAGTGGCGGTGCTCATTCTGCGCACACTATACGGAACCAAAGGAAGGTACGGCAGATTGCCTCCCGCTTCTGGAAAAATTGCTTCCCAAGTGCTCATCCTTCAAACGCCTTCCATCCGATTGCCCCTCCGGCGAACACAAATCCGCCAGAGGTGTTTTTTCTTGATACGGTCATGTTCTCTGCAAGTCCTTCTACTAACTCACCGTTTCTCGCGATTGTCAACAACACAAGGTTATGTCCGGTGATGAAACCGACGCGCAAGCCTGTCGCAGGCGAGGCCGGAAGGGTTCCGGTGTGCGTGCTGTTCACATAAACCGGCGGTTCGTTGTCGCCGAATGAAAAATTACCCGCCGGAGCGCTGGAATTACCGATACCCAGCTCAAGTTCATTAATGGCCGCCTGAACTGTGACAGCACTGATACTGCCTGCCGGAACATTTGTTACTTCAGAGGCTGTTTGGGGGAAATCCCCAAGGTAGCTCCATGTCGTGCCATTGCTATAGTAAGCACCCTTGTTATGGCGGTTGACAAGCCAGACGCCTGTTGAAGCAAGAACCCACCAGCGTTCACCAGAGTTTGTTCCATCCGGAGCGGGCAGAGCAGCAAAGTTGGCAACCGTAACAGCATCACGTCCTTCATAAAGCTCAATGAAGTTATCATTGGACTTTATCATGGCCGCGCGG